GGGTGGGGCAGCCCACCCCGCCCCAACGTGCTATGTGCGTTAGGCTTCCTGCACGTCCTTGATGACGGTCTGGGCGTTCCGGCGGCTCGTCGCCAGGTCCGCGAACCAGACGTAGTAAGCCCGCCACGCGGCCTTGTTCGGCACCTGCTTGAGAANCGCCCCGTCCCGCTCCAGCCAGCCGGGGTTGCTGTACTGGTAGATCGCCAGGTAGTCGAACACCGGCAGGAAGATCGTGNNCGGCGGGCAGTCGCGGTCCACNACGAANGGCTTGCCGTTGTACTCCAGGGCCGTGTAGCCGCCCTCAAGCTGCATCGGCTGGACGAACCGCTTCAGGCTCACCAGCAGGTCCTGGTAGGCCCGGCGCACGCCGTAGGTGGTGATAATCATGTCGGGCTGCTGACCGGACATCTCCTCGGTCTTGTCCCAGGCTTCCTGGAGCAGCAGCTCGGAGATCGCCCGGGGCGTGCCGCCGTTGTCGAACACGTTGGCGGCCCACAACGGCTCGTCCGCCGGGCTCAGGCCGTGCAGGGCGGCCTCGTCGTCGAAGATCACGCCGAACCCGTGCAGCTCCTTGTCGTAGGCTCCGTAGTCGTAGACGCCCACCGTCCCGTCCACGGTGTCGGTGAAGGCCGCGCCGTCCACGGTCACGGTGTTCGTCGCCGGGTCAATCGCCGTGATCTTCCGGTTCGTCACGACCGCCGTCCCGTCCGTCTTCACCAGCAGGTCGATCCGCTGGCCGACCTGCAAGTACTTCACCCGGTCGACGACGAAGGAGTTGTCGGCGTTCTCCGCATCGCCGCCGGTCACCGTTGCGAGCAGGCCCTTGCCGTCGCCGTAGAGCTGGCGGTTCACGTCAACGCGCCAGTCGCGGATCAAGCCGTCGATCTCGTTCCGCAGGGCGCGGACGAAGGCCCCGGTGTCGTTCCGGGTGGCCTGGATGACCTTCTCGGTGAGCTGGATGGAGCCCGCCAGCATCCGGGGCTCGAACCGGATCACCCGGTAGCCCTGCGCCCCGGCCTCGGGCAGATCGTCCTCCTCGCCCCGGGCCGCAATCCCAACGTTACGGGACACGTGNATCGGGATNACGAACTCNCGNCCNGACAGGGACTCCTCGCCCTTTCGCTGCAGGCGCTGGAGCAGCAAGGACGCGCTCACAAGCTGCTCCTCGATCTGCGGTCCATAGACCTCCTTCAGNACCGCATCGTAGACGGCCATGTTCACAGCCATCTGCGGTCAACCTCCTAAAGCTGCGACCTCTCACGAGGCCCGGAATGCGGACTGAATCCGGCGGAGGGCTTCCTTGTCGGCTTCATCCAGGTTCTTGGGCTTCGCCGGACCCGCCGGGACCCCACCGCCCGCACCCTGCGGGCTCGGCTGGGCGGCAGCCTGGCGCTTGCCGTTCAGGTACTCCTGGATGGCCTCCTGCTTGATCTTCTCGATGTCAGGTGGAGGGGGCAGGTTCTCGACCTTCCAGTAGCGATAGGCCACCTCAAGCGGCACACCGCCGAGTTCNGCGGCGATCTNCATAATGCGGTCCTTGTTCGGCTCGAAGTCCTCGTACTTGCGGGCAAGCTCGAAGACTTCCTGCTGGAGCTTCAACTCCTCAAGCTGCTCCTGAAGCTCCCGAACTCGGGGGTCCTCGTAGCCGCCCTGAAAGCCCTGCATCCCCCCAAGCCCGGCCTGCATCCCCATGCCATAGGGGTCCATCGGGTTCACCTGCCCGTAGCCGTAGGCGGGGGCAGCGAACCCGACCTGCCCGTATCCCGCCTGGCCGGACTGCTCAAGCANCGCCGGGTCAATCCCCAGCGATCGCAAGTACTGCTCCGCGAGCTGGTAGCGCTGTTGAAGCTGCTCGTACTGCTCGCTGATGGAAGCCAGTTGCTCAAGCTGCTTCCGCAGCTCCGCGAACTCGCCCCCACCTGCGCCGCCTTCTCCCGCCGGGCTCGTCGCACCGGCATCCGAAGGCTGGGCATCACCTCCCTCCGGGGCCGGGTTTCCGCCGTCCTCAGCGAACAACTGAAGGTTGATCGGCCTCGGCATTCTCAGACGCCTCCCTCGGTCTCCGTGTCCTCACCAAAGAACCCGCCGAGTTCCGGCGGGTTCTGCTCCAGCCCCATCGGCCGCTCCACCGGCCCNCCCNGNTCCGGCGGGGCCGTCATGCCGCCCAGCGCGGNCTGGAGCATCGCCTGACGGTGGGCCTCAACATGCTGTCGGAAGAGCTGCTTGATCTCCGGCGGAAGNGCATCGTACTCCGCCGTCTTGCGGAACTTGTCGTGCTCGTAGATGTGGATGTCGTGGTTGTGGAAGTCCTCGACCTCGACCGGCTGGCCCTGCTTGAGCATTTCGTTCTCGCGCTGGGCCTGGGCGGTGTCCAGGTTGATGTCCTCGTACAGCCCCTCCACGTTGCCGAACTCCAGGAGCCGCAGCACGACCCGGGGGTCGCGGATGATCCCCGCGCCCCAGAGCTGCATGACGAACTCCTGCCGGGCCACGCGGCTCGGCGGGAGGGACGAACCCGCCTGGACCACCACGTCCACGTCCTCGGGGATGTCCCTGCCGGAGAACTCGATCCACTCGACCTCGTTGTTCGGGCCAATGATGCGTCCCCGGCGCGGCTCGGTATAGAACACACGGGCCAAACGAAGCTGCATCGTCTGGACCTTCGCNCCCAGCCGCTCGAACTCTTCCGCCGTGGGATGGAGGCGGGTGTCGTCCTGCTCTTGCAGGTAGGCGATGGCGATTCCCGACCGGACACCCTGCGGGTTCATCGCCCGCGAGACCTCNTGCTGGCCGGTCAGTTCGTAAATCTCGTTGCGAAGTTCCTGAAGCTCGTTGTACATGCTGGAGGGAATCTCGGGGGCGGGAACCGGCTCCGGCCCCAAGCCAGCCACCGGTGTATACCAGACAATTTCGCCCGGCATCGTAGTCGGAGGGTTGTCCACCGACCCCTTCGGAATCCTCCACTTCGGCTTGACCATCAGGTTCCGGGCCTCGATCATCTGACTCCGGGTCTTGTTGAACTGGCGCTGGGGGTCGATGATGAAGGTCACCGAACTCTCGCCCCAGAACCGCCCCGGCACCGGGATGTGCCGCATTCGGGCGAAGGGGAAGTCGATNCCCGCCTCGATGTAGGGATGCGGCCCGTCGTGGATGATCCGCGACTCCGTGAAGATCGCGTACCGGCCCTGNGGGTTCGAGGGCGTCGGCTTCTCCCAGTACTCCAGGAGCACCACGGCGTTCTTCAGNCTNGCCGTCTGCCCGCCGTACTGGCGGCCCAGCGCCATCAGGCTCGTGCCGATGTAGCGAAGCTGGGTCACATCCTCCGGCTCAACCCGCACCCCATANCGGTGGTANACCCANTCCACCGACCGGACCTTCGCATGGATCACCCACGCGGCATCGTTGAAATCTTCGGCCAGCGGGTCGGGGAAGATCTCGAACGGGGAACAGGCGACGACACAGATNTCGCCGATGGGCAGCCACCCGCCGGTCTCCGGGTCGGGGATCATGTCCCCGGCCTGCGGGTCCCAGTAGACCTTGATGAACCCCGTCCCGGTGATGAGCGCCCACATCAGGGCGTCCTTCATCCGCTCGTAGGTGTCCAGGTGGTCCCACAGGTACTGGCGGATCTTGTCCGCCGCCCGGGCCTGGGCCTGGCGATCCGGCTCCGGCCCCCGGGGGTCGACGCCGTAGAGGGGCTTCTGGCGGGTCAGCTTGCCGAACTCNGTGCGGACGCTGGACTGCACCATGTTCGTCGTCGCCAGCACCCGCCAGGACGGCATCTCCGGCTTGTCCAGCTTCCGCGTGATCGGATTCCACTCNACCCACTGCTCTCCCATGAAGAAGGCCAGGTTCAGGTGCCACTGCGGCTCCACGCTGGTCAGCTTCGCCTCGCGGGCTTCCTGCCAGCGCTCCCGCAGGTCCTTCAGGTCGGGGTCCTCACGGCGGAAGCGTGGCAACGGAATGACCGCCATGGGTCATCACTCTGCCTTCTGCGTCTTCATCCGACGCTCCAGTTCCGCCTCCATTTCGTCGGTGAGCACCGTGTTCTCGGCGGGCTGGTGCATCAGTTGAGCAAGCTGGAAGTCCGTCAGGTTGCCTGCCATGATCCGGTCAAGCAGAATCTGCCGTTCCTGAATCCAGACCAGCGCCTCTCGCTGGTGGGAAAGCTCCCGCCACACAAGCAGGGCGAACAGCACCACCGTCGGGAACAACGCCACGAACCAGATCACAGTGTCGCCTCCCTGAACTCCACTTCACTGAGGAGCAGCGCCACCGCGTCGTCCGCCGTCATCGGGCGGTAGCTCCCATCGTGGCTGACGCGGGGAGCCCGGCTCAGGGCCTCTTGCCCTTCCGGGGTGGCGAAGTACTCCCGCAGCTTCGCCTCCAGCGCCGGGCGCATCGCGGGGGAGAGCCGCAAGCCCTTGCCACCCAGGCTCTCCACCATCCGCACCAGGTCACTCCGCGTCATGCTGACCACACCGCTCCTCGTGGCGGTCACGGGCGGTCTCGTCGCGGTACGGTCGCATACACTTGTGGCACAGGAAAAGCCCCGACGTGGCCTCCGCAATCGCGTGCGCGCAGTCGGGGCAGATGAAACCGGCCTTGTGCTCAAGCAACACCCTCGGCTTCGACCGGTTGCACACGTCGCACACCCTCGGCTTCGGGGCGTCGATCTTCCGAAACTCCATCAACCCTTCCTCCCTCGTGCAGCCCACTGGGCCATGCGCTTCGCACCGTACTTCCGCCTGCCAATCCAGGCGGCCAGCGCACGGGGGTTCTTCGCGCCACGGGCCCGAAGCAAGCGGACCAGGGCCTGAAACCGACCGCCCTCGCCGGGCTTGTACTTGCGGCGGGCCTCACGGTAGGCCCGCTCCGCCTTGCTCACACGCGCCATAGGCATCACCAGAACACCCAGGACCGGGCACCGTGGCGGCTACGGGCCAGGAGCCGGTCCTTGTACTCCTGGATGAAAGTCTTCGGCTTCTTCGGGCGCTCCGGGACGATGGGGCGGGACATGCAGGCGTACCTGAGCTCGTCGGCGATGTGATCCTCCTGCCGCGTGTCCAGGTCCTCGGGGTTCCGCTCGTCCGGGGCCAGGTAGGGGATGACCCGCAGGAACTGCTCACAGGTCTTGAACACGAACAGCGTCCGGCTCANNAGCCGGTGGTGAACCTGGGTCCATCCCTGGATTCGCTGGTTGTCACCCGGGACGAACGGGATGCCGCACTCAAGGAAGACCTCGGCAATGGACGGCCCCAGGCCCGTCNTCGCCCAGATCGACGGGTCCGCCACGTAGTAGCTGATCTTTTCGTTAGCCGGGGTTCGTGCCAGGATGCCCTCGGCGATCTCCGGCACGTCCATCCGCAAGCCCACGTCGGGCCGCTTCGCACCGTACCACTCCCGGTAGCGGTAGATCTTCCCGTCGTGGTCGACGGCGTACCAGCCCACGCTGAAGGGCTTAGCGAAGCCGTGGTCGTAGGCGATGAACTTCGTCCAGTCCTCGGGAATCTCGAACGGCTCGATGACGTGGACCTTCGGGTCGAACTCCGAGAAGAAGCCCCCCGTCATGACATCCCAGTCGCCGTCCAGGAGCGCCCGTCGCTCCCGCTCGGGCAGGGAAGCGAGGCTGGCCATGTACGTCTCGGGCAGGTAGGGGTTGTCCCGGACGGTCGCTGGGATGAATCGGCGGGTACGCTTGAAGGTCCGCCCGTCGGGGAGTTCTACGGTCACCGTGAACGNNTCACCGGGCGGGGCGGGATCAACGAAGTAGNNCTTGACCCACATGTACCCGATGCCAAGGGGGTTCGTTGCCGCCCGGATCAGGGGCTTCACGCCGGGCTTGGTCGTTCGGCACCTGGCTTGCATGAACGAGAATTGAAACTCCGAAAACGTGGTCAGCTCATCGAACACAATGTCCTCGAACTCGGCGGACTGGTAGCGGTACACCGCGTCGTCGTTGTCCAGGTAGCTCAGGTACTGGATNGANCCGTTNGGGAANCGCCACGAGTACGTCCGCTCGTTCCAAACGGCCCCCGTGCCCTCCAGAAGCTCCTGAAACCGGCCCTTGACGGACATCTCAAGCTCGGGGTACGTCCGCCGCAGGTAGAGGCCCCGCGAGTTCGGAATCGCCATCCGCCGGATGATCGAGAAGACCACGAGGGCGTCNGTCTTCCCNCCGCCTGCCNCGCCGCCGTACAGAACCTCGTCCTCTTCGGCCTCCAGGAACTGCTTCTGCTTCGGGAGGGGTCGCCACTCCTTCAGCCGCCCCTGGGTGACGACGGCCATCTCAATCCCTCCGGCGGCGCAGGCGGCGCAGCATCGCGGTCACACGGGGGTTGGAGGACTTCCGCTCGGTGAGGGGGTGCCCGATCGACGTGACCACCGTCCGACCACCGCGAGGGCCCTTCCGCCGCAGGATTGCGACCCGGATGACGTGATTGCCCTGCTTGACGGTGCGGTAGCCGATCACGTCGCGCTTCGGCGGGTTCTTGTAGTCCTCCCAGACGTACTTGCCGGTCGGCTTCTTCTCAACCTTCAGCACCTTCCGCTTCGCCATCGCCGACCACCCGCCCCGTGGTCTCGATCACAGGGCCCTGGGGCAACGCGGGGGCTTGCACGCCGGGGACCTGGAGGCCCTGCACGGTAATCAGCAGCGGCACACCCTCCGTGGCCTCGGCCCGGCCAAACCCGCGCTCCGCCAACCACCGGGCCGCCTCCATGCGGTACTTGATCGGCGTCTTCGGGTTCCGCATGGCCTCCAGCATGAACTCCACCAGCTCTTCGCCGTCGCGGGTCTCCTTGCGGATGCGCTCCTTCATGCCCACACCATCCCCACCTCGTCGTCCTCCTCGTCGTCGTCACCGGAGGGGATCGTCTCCCACAGCGACGGCCAGTCCGTGAGCAGTTGGGCAAGCTGGTGGAGAGCCATGCCGAGCGCGGCCAGGTCCACGTCCTGGGCCGGTTCGCGGAAGAGGGGGAAGAGGATGCCCTCCCCCTCGTCGTTCCAGAACACGAGCGCCGCGTGGTCTAGATCCTCCGCTTCCTCGCCGGGCTCGGGCACGTGAACGCCGAGGCGCTGCAAAGCCCCCAGGATCGTCGCGAACCACAGCCGGGGCGACACCGGACGCGACACGTCCCGCAGCGCCCGGAACATCGGCGAGTCCAGCTCGACGTTCGTGTAGCGGAGGGTGTTCGTCGCGGGGTCGAAGAACCACACGACCACGGGCGACACCTCATTTCCCGAAAAGCACGACGGACCCGCCGAAGCGGGTCCCCGTTGCCGAGNGGCGTTGTGGCCGAAACGTTCGCGCAGCACAAGGCGGAGAGTCCGTGGAGAGGGGTGGATTTGAACCACCGAAGGCCGAAAGGCCGCCTGGTTTACAGCCAGGCCCGGTTAACCGGGCTTCGGTACCTCTCCAAACCGGGCTAGGGCGGCACCCCCTAGCCTTTCGGCGGGGCCCTCCCAACCGGAGGGAGCTTCGGGGATGCCGCCCGCCCGTCGGATGACCGGCCCCCGACGCCTAGCCCGTCCGGAGGGCAACCCCGACATTGAGTCGGGGGATTCGGTCGCCGGTGGGCCCGTGCGGGGAAAGGGGGGAACCGGATGGGGAACCCTACCCTGGTGGGGGACTACTGCCCTTCTGGCTCTATTGTATCACGGGTGTCAAGACCCTTCAATCGACTCGATCCAGTGGACTTTCGGGGAACAATTCCGCCATCTCCTGGGCGAGGCGGGCCGCCTCCCCGGTCACAGCGCCCTGCATAAGGTCATCGAGCGCCTTCGGGTCAGCCTGCTCGACGTACCGGAGGAAGCGCCGGGCGTACTGGTAGGCGTCGTTCGCTTCGAGCGCCAGGACGGCCTGGAGGGTGGGGTCGCTCATCACGGAGCCGTCGGGGATCACTCGGATCACGCTGCCCGGGCGGTAGGCCACCGCGTGGACGACGCTCTCACACCACGCCCGGATGAGGGGCACCTCGCGCAGCAGGCGGCGGGCGTGCTCGACCGGATGCACCCGACTCGACCTCCGAAGCCGGGCCACACCCCAATTCCATTTTACCACGCCTGTCAAGTGGTCCAGTATTATTATCATCATCACCATATATAGGGGGGTGGTGATGATGATGTTATCATCATCACCACCCCCCTGTGACCCAGCCCTAGAATTCGTCGCGGCAGGGCCCGCGCGAACAGCGCGGCGAACTTTGTCATCGCGCCGCTCGCTCGGGGCTCGCGGCGCGATGACAAAGATCGCGGCCCTGCCGCGACTTGAGGGTGTGCCTCACCGTGGGCCCCTGGATGGGTCCCTCGATCACAGCGGGGGCTGGCAGGCAGTTGGTCTAGACCACCATACCAGCGGAGACGCAGCGTCTCGGCGGGTGCGTGTGGTGCGNGTCATCGGCGTGGTGCGTGTGGTGGTTCCCTATCTCCCCCCTCGGAGGGAAGGCCCACCCCGCGTCGGAGTCCCAGGGAACCCCGGGGGTNCCTCCTGCGAACGCCTCGCAACAAAGAGCCAGTCGAATTCTGTAGCCNCTCCAAATTTCGAGCGAACCCAAACAAGGACCGGCTCTTATTTTGTATCGCGCCCAAACAAGGACCGGCTACAGAC